TCAACTTTTGGCTGACCATCTTGGTTAATAATGCGTTCTTTTACCGCATTAATATCGCCACCAGCGAACTGATCAGCATATTGCTGTTTATCCATGCCAACATACTGACCAGCAGCAGCCAACTTATCGATTTGGTCTTGCGTTGACCCAAATATTTTATCCAAAATGTTTGGTTGTGGAGTAGGAGCATTTGCGGCGGGAACATTTGCAGCTGGAGTGTTGGCATTTCCGCCATCAACCGTTCCAACTACAGCATTTGCGCCGGAATTGATTGTGTCATTGGAAGCCATAGCTTTAGCAAGACTTGAATCCAAAGTGCCAACATCGCCGCGACCAGTACCCATAGCGTTTCTTACTGCGCTGCTTACTGAAGGCGATATGGCCGCAAATGAGTCGCCGCTAGGTGCTTGATTAAGTGATTCTTGGGCAAAACTACCCAAACCAGTACCTTTAGCTATTTGGTTAGCTAAAGCAATACGAGCATCCAAAGATTCATTGGTTGCTGGTGATTCGTATCTGTTCATAATGTTTTCAGTAGCCGTCGGGATGTTTTGGGCGGTTGCCATCTCACGAGCAACTTGAGGATAGTTTTGCTGTATTTCATTCATTGCATAGCCAAGTTGTTGGCCGGGTGTTGTGCTGCCCAAAATAGCCATTTTAGCTATTGGATTATTTGCTGTTGTTCCGGGCTGCATGGCATTAAAGAAAGAAGCTTGTCTGGAAGGGTCAGTCCATTGGGCTAAACCGTACCCGCTTCCGCTGATTGCATTAGGCTGGAATGCTTTGCCGCCTTGGGTGCTTTCATAACCTAAGTTAGCCAACAAAGCCGCTGCACCTGCAGGGGTGTTTTGCACACCAACCAAACTAGGGTATGCCATACCAAATGCCGTGCTTGGGTCTTGTGCGGCAGTCATTGGTGTGCCTTCATAAGGCGTTGTTTCTCTTTGTGTGGTGTAGCTTACCAAACCAGTAGGCGCTTCATGTCCCGTTAAATTGGCACCAGATGTATCTACGTTTTGTCCAAATGAGAATCGGCCTACGTCTTGATTATTGGCCCTATTGTCAGCAGCAGCCTGTGCGTCAGCAGACGCTTGTTGAGACTGTGCTAAGCTGTCAGCGCGAGGATTATCCCCACCGCCTTGATCATTGCCGCCTGAATCGCCACCATCATCAAAGTGCTTACGCGCTAAATGCATAGCTTTAGCAATATGATCAATAGACCCGCCAGAAGCATGATGCATACGCGCCCAATTCTGCAATTCTTCTAATGAGTTGGGCATATCTAACTTCCGTTCATTGTATAATATGGACGTAGGATCGTCGGATGCCCTAACCATTGGTTTTTGCGCAGGATGCGTTTTAGCCCAATCCATTAATTCTTTTAATGAATGAGGCATTTCAATAGGGTCATCGTAATTTGCCATGCCTTATCTCACTGTATAACGCCGCCGGGAGTGGGTGACATAGGCACTTCATTGCCTTCAAGACGCTGAATCATGCTTGGATCAAGGATTTGCTTAACAATACCCAGCCCAGCAGGGTTTGCAGCCAAATCTTCAGCTAATTTAACCGCTGCAATACGTTCACGGCTCTCCCGATCGCGCTTACGGTTGGTCGCATCAAGCTGTGCATCAATGTTTTTCTGCTGAATTTCGGCCATTTTGACCTGTTCTTCAGGTGAAAGACCTTGACCGCCGCCTAATTTCTTCTGCGTCTCGGCAACTTTGGTCTGCGCTTCCATCATTTTAGACTGCGCGGTGATCATGGCGGCTTGACCAGCCATTTGAGCGGCTTGTGCTTGTGGATCAGGCTGTGGCGGATTGTTGGTAGTGTCGCGCAACAGCGAAGTAGCGTTGCTCCAGCCCAATGTGAGCAATGCTTCGCGGTTAACAGCGTCCAAATTGTACAAATCAGGTGCCTGTTGAGCCAATTGAATTAGCGCCGTTACCTTCATAACACGTTGGATGTGACTTGCCGTGTTAGGATCAGCTTGAGGAACTAATTCATAATTATCTAGTGCAGTTAGGAATGTATTCTCATCCCACTGCCCTGCTGGACGCTTGTTTCTTTGCCAAAAAGAGTTGGGATGTTCCCTAAAGCATTGTGCCAACAACTGAAATTCGTCAGCCTGTGCCGCGTGTAAGCGCTTGTGAACGCTATTAAGAACCTTTTGCGCTTGCTCAATAATTGCCAACGTGGTTCCGACAGGTGCATCTGACTTACCTTCGCCTACTTGCAACTCAGAAGTGCCACCTACGCGTTGGCCGTACTCACTAATTGTCTGAGCAAAACTGGCTAATGCGCCAGATGGCTCTTTATAAGGTAGCGGCATAACGGCTTGCTGAATAGCCATGCCAGCCGTATCAATTTGCGCGCCGCCTCCGGGGGGAACGCGGAAGATATTGCTGTTCTGACGGCCAGATGTCTTGGCATACAAGAAGCCGGGGAAGTTGGCATACATACCTGCGTCAAGCAATTCACGCCAAACAGCGGTCAAAGCATTTGTAGTATTACCCAAAATCTGTAATAGCCCCATGCCATAGAATTTAAGGCCCGGCACAAAATCGTACTTAACAAAATGCGTACGCGCTTCAGGTAATTCCTGATCTTCTTCATCATAATTTCTAACAATATTAAGGACTTGCTTAGATGATACGTCGATCGTTACACGGTATGGAACTTCCAAACCAGATGCCTCTCCGTCAATCTGATGCTCGTAACCTTCAATGTCTAATTCGCAGTAGCATTCATATATTTCGCGGTCCCGATCTTCAGCAATGTTGATGTCATCTTGGGTGCCTTGGATTGCGTTCTTTTCTTTTTGAACGGCGTCAAGTTCCTTCTGCTTGGCTTGTCCCAAATCGATGTCACGGTAGGCACCAATAATCTGCATCCGTTTGACAACCGAAGGACGCATAGAGATTCGATGGGTAATACGCCGAGCATTTGAAAGGTCCGTGGCTTCATTGTTGACGATTAAATCGTCCGCATCCACCGTTTCGGACACAGGACGATTGCGTAGGGGGCAGTAATAGACCTTTTTAAAGGCCGAACCGCCAAACCCTAGCATAAAAAGCATCTTATCCGTGTCAGGATAGTACTCTTTAGCCGTCGCCGTCAAATAATGATTGAAGTCTTTTTCCAAATATTCTGCTTGCAAATCAAGTTCAGGTGAGCCTGAGTTGCTGTCTACCCGTACCTTGACTGGTCCGTCAGTGGGCAGAAGTTCTGACCGCGCATTCGCCTGAAAACGCAATACGGATTCCAGCAAGAGCGGGTGGCGGATACGGGACATTCCTTCAACAGGTGCGCCATCGGCTGTGCCTTGTTGACCCGGAATTTCAATTTTAAGGCCCAGTAGTCGTAGACCCTGTGCGCGGTCTTCAATCCACTCTTTGCGGCTGTCGATATCTTCCTCAATACCCTTAATAAGCTGCTGAGCAATCTCAGAAAGCGTATTTTCATCCATTTCTTCAGCAAGGTTTTCATACCAGCCTTCGGTTTTCTTCTTTTTGCCAGACTCAATAGGACGCCCATCAAGGGAAACGCTAATAGAACCGTCCCCGTGGTCAATACGGAGAACATTGCCATCAACGTCCATTTCTGGCTGATCAGCATCTGGGTCTGAGTCCATAACGACAATGGTGTCTTGGCCCTCACCAAGCGGCAAATCTTGCTGATCTTGGTCAAGCCGAATGTTGGGAACTAATCCGGGCGTCAAAGCCATGTGCTGTATCCTGTTGGAATATCCGGCACACTATAAGGCAATTATGCTTTATTCGCAAATGGATCAGCTTCATCTTTATCATCATAATCAAGGTCTGGCTTTTCCAAAGCCTCAATCATGCGCAAAAGTTCCAGCCGCAACTCGTCCTTGGTATCTCCCCAAGGGCTTACTGCATTGGCCGTCATGCCCTGCACATTGCCGTTATTGTCGTAAAAAACTTCATGAATGGCGTATCCTACGTCTGGATCGCCAAACAAATTACGGGTTTCGTACTTAACTACCCGATGGTTCCATGTCATCATGGCCGTCCTCACAATCGCATCGCCACATTAGCACCGACCAATTTCCGTGTGTTGCGCCTAAATGAGCCACAATCATCCAGCCAAGTCGGTGCATGTGGTCAATCATGTGATAGCGAACATACCGAAAATTCCCAGTGCGAATACGGCTTTCCATTTACACGGCATGCAACTTATCGTCAAGCGACTCCGCCAAAGCCTTGATTAGGTTGACCGCGATGTTCCGTTTCATGCGAAATTGATGAAACTTAGTGTCAATAACTAACGACACGCGAATGTAGCCGTCGCCATTATCCTTGGCGACGACTGTTAGTATTTCAGGCAATTTCTTTTCTTCGTTCATGGACCTACCATTCCGCAACAACCATATTCTTCACTATATTCCCATTCGCTGGTTTCTGGATCTTCCCACAAAGCCCACCGCCATGCGGCGCAATAATCCCCGACGCATGGTTTGCCAAGTATTTGACCTTCAACGACTATCTCCTTGCCGGGCATGCCGTTTCCCCGACCAAAGGGACAAATCACTTTGGACATTTCCTCTGGCGTCATAAAGTGCGGATTGTCGGCCATTTACTCTTCCTCTACTGGCAAAAAACCAGCTGGTTCGCCAGTTTCGTTGTCCAAAATTTCAATTTCAAACACACGATCTGTCGGCAAATAAGCAACCAACACGCTTTCAGGGTATGGATTTTCTTCCGTTTTGGCTGGGTCAATGTGAAATTTTACGGCACCTTCGTATATGTCGCATGAGTCTGCCTTAACATATAACTGGTCTACACCAGCGTTGTCGTACTTATTAAGCGTAATCTGCCATGTATGCTTAGCCATTGTACTCTCCTAAACTGGGTAAAGTGGCTGGTTTTCGCTTGCGCCACGCCAAGTATTGTTTGCAGCCAATTCCGCAGTCCGTTCAGCACCGCGCTGCAACATTCCGGTGCCGCGTAACCAATTCAATGCTTGTGTTACAGTATCATGTAAGTCGTCGTGTTTTCCTTTTGGAAAGGTCGCACACTGCGCCACGACCATTTCCGCCCATATCTTAAATACCTCCCCGCCGGGGTCGGTAGGTGCCACGACCATACCTTCTGAAAATAAGTGCTGAATAGCATAAGTACGGGCCACTTTATCCAACCCTTTAGGATCGATTAATCGTACACCGTAATTCTCATAACCAAACAAACGGCGCAATTCTTGGCTAACACTGATGCCCGAAGCTTTGTTTTCAATCAAAAGGTAGTCAATTTTCCATTCACGGGCTGATTCGCCAATCTTATTAACCAGTTCGTGCAATTCCATGCGACCCTGCCAAGCATGCATAATAATTGCTTTAGGAACATCTGCCTCGCGGTCTTCCGCAGAAATGCGCTGCCAACTTCCCGTCATGTCTGCGCCAATTACACCGGATGCTGGGCCAGCGTCACGGTACACGCCCCAAACAGTACAGGCTGAAAAGTCACCTTCAAATTCTTTTGCGCCAAATGCTGTATCGACCGACGCAATAACAATTTCTAAATTGTGTGGGAACTTTTCCTTAGTCCACTCGCCCCACCATTCGCGTTTAATAATACCACCACCCGCTGGTTCTGGTCTTTGTTGTAGCTGTCCGGCTGCCGCATAAGGTCCAAGTGTCTTCTCCAAAAGGGTAACTTCGGTATCTCCAAATCGTTCAGGCCATAAGAGTTGACCCTCTTCAGTCCTTTCGTCAGTCCAGACAACTGGTTCGCCGTCATTAAATTCTGCGGGGACAAGTACATTATAGGTTCTCCGTGCTGCTTCAAACCTCATTGGCAAGCACAGATGGGTCCACTCGCCAATGTCCTTGGAAAGAATATGCCCCGTAATATCGTTTTCGGAAAGCCTTTGTTGGATAACAATCTTAACACCCTTTTTAGGATCGTTAAGGCGGGTAGACCAAGCCATGTCCCACCACTCAATCGTAGACGCCACAATAGCTTCCGAATTAGCTTCCTGCGCGTTGTTTGGATCGTCGGCAATCAAATAATTACCGCCCAAACCTGTCGTGGCTGATCCAACCGACACCGTGTTTCGTATACCGTTTTTATCATTTTGGAAGCGTGTTTTGGTGTTTTGATCGCCAACCAGCCTAAATCTATCACCCCAAAGCGTTTGATACCATTTGCTTTCAATGAGTCGGCGGCACTTTACCGAATCTTGAACCGACAAATTCATGGCGTAAGACGAATGCAAAAATTGCATACCCGGCCCCGACGTTGGCGAATGATTGCTTTGCGTCCATACCCAAGCTGGGAACATAGTCCCAGTAATGGTAGATTTTGAAAATCTAGGCGGCACGTTTATGATTAAATTCCTAATATATCCGTCCGCACACGCCTGTAGATGCTCACATATTGCTTGTAGTGCAAATCCGCCTTCAGCAAAGGGCGCGGAGTCAATCTCACGCCACGCCCTTTCTGTAAAAGCGTATAAACTTTCTTCATAGTTCAAGGCTTTGGCTTGACGATATAATTCCCGCCGCTGGCCTTCAGTCAAATTGTTTAAGTCATATGTCATGCGGCCTTAATAGAGACTTTTTCAGGCTTAAGCAATTTTAGCCGTTTAACTGCACTTTCTGGGTAGGCACGGCTAATGTGCATAATTGACCCAAGCTGCTCGACCCTTTTCCGGCGTTCTATATATTTACTCAAGTCATGGCTGATCAAATCTTGCTCAATATCCCGCATAACCCCAACTGTCCGCCTAATGGCAGTCGTCACGGTTGTATTGGTTAATTCATCCGCTGACGAGGCATTAAGCAAAGCCTCACCTGCCTTTTCAGCTTTTGTTTGATAAATCCCCGCATCTTTGGGTTTGGGCCGCATGTTAAACTCGTTAAGATATTCTTCAACAAGCGCGTTAAGTGTAAAAATAGCTTCTAAGCACACCGTTTCCTGATTCATTTTATAACCTTTAATCTAACCTTTGTTTCAAACTTTTTAGATTTTTCTATAGCCGCGTTAGCTATATCTTTGCTATCCGCGTTATATTGTGCATGGGATATCTTAAACAAAGCCTCGTGCATTTGCCGGGTATCATCCATCATCTCATGGATAAAGTCCGCTACGTTATCGAGTCCAGCGTATCTACATTGTAGACACAAATCCCAGTAATCAGGCCAGCGTTTCGTCATCATCACCGCCTAACAATTCGCGCATATCCAGCCAAAGTTCCACAAACTTATCGCGCAAGTTTTCATATTGCCGTATTTCTGCAAGATACTCATCAAGCAAATCAGCGGCTTGCCACTCAAGTGTTGTTTCTTTAGGCCACGTTGAAATACCCGTTTTAGGGT